ATTTAGTTTCTGATATCACAGGATTTACAGAACCATCAACAACAATATCTTCGATAACATGTGTTGTTACATCACCATCTAGGTTAATTCCCAACTGTGTACCAGTAGCAATACTCGTAGATGTTGTTATACTAGATATAGCTTCTATGTTTTGTGTTGAACTAAAGTCAACTGTAATATTAGTGCCATTGATAGAGAATACATCTCCCTGATTTGATGTAATACTGTTTACAGCTTCGATATTGTTTCCACCAAATGTCACAACTGTATTTGCGTTTCTAATCAAACCTGCATCATCATAAACAACTAATCTTATCTGTTCACCCTCTGATACAATTGGATCAGGTGTTGCTGTTGTGCCACCTATGATAATACCAGAACTAGAACCACCTGTTCCTTCTTCGTACACAAAACTTGTACCATCAATTACAAGAGTTTCACCATCGATTAGTATTGGATTACTGTTAGAACCGATTGCTTCAACACCAATGTTTTGCGATGTCGGTACATATATAGAATTTGTTGTTGTGCTATCAATCTCAACTGTTACCGGTTCATAGTCTGTATCAAAAACAAGATACTTGTGAACTGTAACATCATCGAATGCTTCTGTTCCATCATTGACTAGATAATAGTATCCATTAATTTCTGGATCAATGTCATCATTTGTAATTTTTAAGTAAACTGTATCTGCGATATCCACCTGATTTGTTAATGCCACATATAATTGACTATCACTTGTTTCTCCAACGTATGATATTTCAGCAATTTCACTTAGTCTGCGAACATCCCAATCACGTTCACTATCGAACTGAATCCATGCTAAGTCACCTTCATAGTAACTATCACTAACTGTAGTTTCAAGTACAGCAGCATTTCTAACAATGTAATTAACATCCTTAGAATCAACATATCCTGTTGTTTTTATAGGTGTAGTTCTTGCTGTCTCTCTGTATTTGAATGGTGTTTCACCAGTATATTCAACCGAGTATGGATCACTAAAGATTAATTTTGTATCAATACGTTTTGATGATGAAATATCTTTGTTAAAGTTACCATACTCTCCTAACTTAAATGCCCACATGTCTTCGTGTTTGATATCTTTAAAGTTAGAATTTTTGTTTACAATTCTGTTTACACTTGAGTCTGTGCCTTTACCTGCTAGGAAGCCTTTGTAGAATTCTAGTTGTGACTCTCTTTCCATAAGGTGATTGTTTAGATATAGACGTTTTGTGTAACCTATTTGATTTGCTTTTAAGATATTGACATTCTTAAGTGACTGATCTACAATAGTATCTCTGTGATATTTTGTATCAGCTACCATTGTTTCTAAGTTAGGTATCATCACGTTATCATACATAATGTAACCATCAGCACTTAGTGTGCCGTCCCAATCACTAGTTCTATTACAGTCAATAATCATTCTTAGATTTCTATTATGGTGTAGTGGATCATAAATTACGTCACCATATGAATCTACTCTATCAATCACATAAGCATGTTCTACATCAGTGATATCAATCTTCATTCCGTATACAGGTATCGTTGATTCCCATGTAATAGCATCACCTTCTGAATAGAATTTGATTGCTGTGTTTGGTATTTGTCTACCTGATGAATCTACTACTCTGTAGAAGTTTTTATTTGTTTCTTTCTGAACTGTAGCAACACCATATGGTGTAGAGAATCTACCCGATAGCAGGATAGGAGTTAGAGTTATAAACTCTCCTATATCATGTTTTTCAGCAGACCAATCTAAGAACTTGATTAGTAAACTTTCAAAGTCTATGTTTTCACCCTCACTGTTTATATCAGTAAAGTCCCATCCAACTGCTCTTAAGTAATCTTGGTAACCAATAATTAAGTGAGCCACTTCGTCTAAACTATAAAGAACGTCACCGTAGTTATAGGATTTGATTTGGTCTTGTAGAGTCTTCTTATAACCATTTGCTCTGATTTGATTAACACGTGGCCACTCTTTTAGTAATTTCCAGTTGTCTTGTAAATCATCGTTGAATAAACTAGACGCTGTGTGATCAGACAAAGAAATATATGGGCTACCTTCATACATAACATATGTGTCATTCTTATAGAAAGTACCCGGCGTCCAAACGTTTAGTGTTGCTTCGTCGCCTCTTGTTGCCCAATCTTTTTCACCGCTAGTTCTATCCCAATCCATAGCAAAGAATGTAGGATTAAAATCATCATATCCATAAATTCTGTAACCAAAGTTTCTAATCTTAGGCTGTGATATTAATGTCCAAGCAGTATAGTCAAAGTTTATAGTTCCAGCAGTTTCACGTTCTGTTGGAGTTTCAACTTTTCTTCTATAATATTTTTCATCAGAAGGATTAAAGATAACAGTTCCTTGAGTGTAATCAGATACGTTGTTTATCGAATATGTAGGATGCTTATCGTCAAGTGAAACTTTTTCTAGTACGATAGCACTGAAACTCTCACTGCGATTAGGCTCACCTGTGTGAATGAACAAATCATAATTATCTGTTGGAATTTCAGTATATTGACTGTTAGCTAACGAACTATTTTCACTTGATAGTTTAAAGTTGTTAACAAAGCCACCTAACTTACTACCTAGCTTAAACTGATAACTATCTTTTTGTCTTCTAATTTCTGTAACATCTGAACTTTCACGCTTATGATAGATAGAAATAATAGCATCAAGTTCATCTGACCAGTTATCAATAACTTCAAACGGTTTCATAATCATTGAACATAAGAATTCAATGAATGGGAATTCACTACTACGTCTCCAAGCCATTTCGATAGGAGATCCGTCACCGAACTCCCAGTCTTGGTCTAAGAATTGAATGTCATCTGTTGATATTTGTGATCCAAAGAATAGTTCTTCTACTGTTAACAGATTATTATCAGTGTCTAGTGGAATTGGCCAGTAAGCATTGTAATCTGTTTTTAGCTTCGACCAGAATTCATATGTAGTATAACGCTGTTCATCTAGCTCAAACCCCTCAGGAGGTCTACTAAAGCCTACTGTTACCCAAGGTTCTTTTAATGGATTTTCAGTTCTGTAAACATAATGCATCAATCCACGCCAATTACCCGGAGTATTATCGTTTACACCTCTATAGTTCCAAGTCTTCCAGTTATCAGGATCAAAATCAGTATTAAAAATATTGTCAATACTATTTCTTACCATCCACTTTTTAAAGAATGGGAACATTGTATATTTTTTCTCATTAAATGAATACTCAATAGTAGCATCACGGTAAATACCATACTTGATATTTTTCATTGTTAGATTATCTGTAGTTTTGTCTATACGATTATAGATTAACTTTTCAAACATAAGCATGATACTATCTGTTCTGTCACCCCATATAGGCATTTTAGAACCATCGTGCCCAACTAAGAATGTTGTAGCGGTTTCAAACTCTGTATCTTCTTCGAATCTAGGATCATACAACGTATGTATACCTAACTTAGTAGCACTTGGAGGAATAAATGATTCTTTAATAAGTTTATAATATCTTACTTCGATTTCATCATCTGCTGTCATTTCACGTTCAAAACTTATTTCAACGCCGTTTAGAACTGTATAGTTTTTCTCAAGTACACCGTTAATGAATACGCTGATATTTTCATCGTAAACCACTTCAGTTGCGATACTATCTGGAATAAACTGAATTTTAGATCCAACTGATACTGGAGATACATTAGCTGTAATGTAGTGATTTGGTGTATCACCGATATTAATCATATCGCTTCCGCCAAACACATTGATACTTTCACGTTTCGCTAACGCAATCTCTGCTATTGCTTGTTCTAAAATTATTTCATCTGTTTTAGAATCAGAGTCTGGATCATTAAGAATTTCTCTAATGTTCGTTACAAGTTTGTTTTTATAACCGCCATACGCTAATGAAATATATTCTAATGATGCGAAAGGATCATAGTCATCACGTGTGATTGAAAAATATGCTTTAGTGATATCAATAGAATTCTTAACCATAACACTACCAAACTTGTTAAATCTTAACTTGTCTGTATTATCACCTATTTTTCTATAAGTGTTTGAAGCGTTAGGGTTACCTTCAATGCCTTCTGTTGTCTCAACAATTCTTAACAAGTGTTCGTACACTGTTGAGAATGACATTTCAACATTGTTATGGTCTAAATTATCTGGATTAAATTCAATAGATGGATCGATACGCTGCCAAGTTCCATCACCGTCAACGATAACGTTTTCACGTGTTGTGAAGTCAACGTACACATAGCCTTCTACTGGCTTATTGAATGTAATGACGTTATCGTTGTAGGTATAATTTCCTATTTGTTTTATACCTTCCAGATAAACGTCAATGGTATAAAAGTTTTTAGGTTCTTGTAATAACTCTAATTTTTCATGTGTTCCGAAACCATACTCATGTCTTAAGTTTCTATAATCGAACTCAGAAAGAATATAAAGAGGTTGATATGTTTCGTCAATTTTATATGACATATTAATTGGCATATCAATGTTAAATAAGAATTCACTTACATAATCACCTGCTTGTAGTTTTGCTTTGATTCCAAGAAATGGATCTTGTAAAACATCGTCATCTTCTACATAATGAAAAATTTTATAATCTGATTGATACTGTTCTTCATCATTATAAAGTCTAAATGTAGGCACAGCAAAATCTGTTGCTGTAGCACTTTCATCACTAAGTTCTAGTCTCTTATCAAATTCAATGATCGGTCTTTTTGCTTGTTCAATAAAGTTTTTATTTTGACTTGTGATATATTTTCTAATATCATCATAATGATACCATGAGTTTCTATCACTCCACCAGTTAGTAATCGTGGAGTAGTCAGTATCTTTATCTATAGTAATATAATGTATGTCTTCTGAATTACCAAGAATAAAAATATTTTCTAATAATAGATACTGTTCCCAATCCGGAGTTGTAAATTCTGAGTTTGTTTTGTATTCAATTACATGTAGTATACCTTCATCTGGTTTTACAAAACGTAAAGCATATGGGTTAACTTCTACATTATATGGATCAAATACTTTATCTGTTAACTGATATGTATTATTTCCTATATTAAGTGTAACACGTAATTCGTCTGTGTCAACAAATGTATCACCTACTAATGGATTTTTAGGTCTATCAGCTCCTTGTGAGAAATCCCTAGCTCTATATTTTCCATCTTCTATTCCCAAGTTAGAAAAACCTGTCAGATTTACAACTGAGTTGATGGAACCATCATTAAATATATTGACATATCCATCGTCTAGTGTTGCTGATATTCCAATAGAAGCACCTAGTAGATTTAATTCATCTACAAACTCTTGTAGGTTAGCATATTTTGAATTTCCAAGACCATCAACTGTAGAGAATTCTAGTTCGTCCTGTCTCTCTACAATACCGCCATCTTCATAAGCACTAAATGCCGTACCATCAACAGGAGATGACATTGCTGGATCATTATATAATTCATAAACATCTTTAGAAATTTCTTTTACATAAAACATTTGGTCATTAAGTTGTGTTAGCCCACGTGCTAATGTCAGTTTTATTTTATTTCCATCTAAAATAATATGGTCATCATGTATATGCGTATCATCATTGTGAACATGCAATCTGACCGGAGATGTTTGTGTTAAATTTGAAATTCTAGCTGTTGCTTTATTACCCAATGTAAATTTAACATTACCGTCAGGTAATGATGGATTTTGAGTTGATGTTGCGACAGGCCAGTTTTTATGCCAGTCTGGAGAACCTAGAACAACCCATTCGTTTTCTAATCTTACCCAATATACGATTTCATTATTAGATATTACAACCGCATAATCACCAGTTGACCCATACGTATCAATAGGCTTTGCGTTAGCATCAAGTAGCCCCGTGCCCGGTTCATCTCTGATTATAGCAGGTAGTTCTCTTCTCCAATAAACACCATCAATATCCTGATAGAATGAATATAGTGCGAAATCTGTAGTGAAGCCTGGTTTAACCCAATAGTATAGTTCCCAGTTTATGAACTTATCATTATCTATAGGTAAGTTTACAGTGTAAGTGTCAGACTTGAATAGTCTTCTATGGTCATTAATTAACGCACCTTTATTATAAAGTGAGTTTAGTAAGTCATCATAAAATATATTGTCACCAATGTCTACATTAGAGAAAACAGGTTCTAGTCCATAGTTGTCTCGTTGAAAAAGATGTTCAGGGAAAGAAACATAAGCATCGTCTTCTTTATAGATACCTTTTTCTTTTCTACCAATAAACGCTCTTACTTTATCAACTTGTCCTTTAGAAAATGCCCTGTCTAAAGTACTGTCGAACATAGTCTGCAGTTCTTTATTTCTTAAATGTACCGGTAAAAGGTCATATATTTTATTCGCCATTATTATTCACCTACTAGTTCGTCTGATACGATATTTGAAATGATTTTTACGTCTTCTGATGTTGTGACGCTTAAGAATATTTCTGTTGGTTCACTACTAATACTTAGTAAGTTTGTAAACTGTGTAGTTTCGTATTTAGGAGTGATAACAACTGAACTGATATGATTTGGTAGCTTATTATGAATATAAGAAGCTAATTCTGAGTAGTAGAATGTTTCACCAAAGTCCCAGTTGTCAATATCAAAGAATTCGTTAACTGCTGCTGAAACTGCTGTTTTGATTTCACTATCTGTGAACGCAGTTTCAGGTTTCTTAACTACTTTGAATACAGCTTGATTTTCTGGATGTGCGTACTTACCAAACAGATATTTAAATTTAACTGGTATGTAAGATATGTGATCAGAAATCATTGCTTTAGGTTCAATTGATTCCATCATTTTTCTTAGTTCGTAATTGTTTGGTGCTTGTGGTATAACTTCACTAAAGCCGTTAGAAATCCAAGTATTTACTCTGCGAACATAGTCAGCAGAAAGAACATAGATATCAACAATGTTACTTGTACTTGGATCAATTCTCTTGTCTTCGTCAGCAAAATGATCCCATCTGAAGCTCATAAATTTGTCTTCTACATATGAACGACCGTTAACTACTCTGTACTTGACACCATCATATTCAATTTTACCAGGTGCGATATCAACATAATCAAAGTTTGTTGTCCAAACACCTGCGACACGCTTCTGCCAAATACCATCTTCTAAGTCTGTAGCTGTTGGTTCAATTAAGAAACGTATTAGTGCTGTTTTTGGTATTTCATCATTTGTATTTTCATCATATGCTATTACAGAATCAGAAACTCTTTCATATGTTTTACCATCGACCATATATGTTTCAAGTACAATATGTGTAAATTCTAGTATAGAAACATCACCTATGTCACTTAAAGAATTACTACTATCAACGTTAACAAATACTTGTAGAACACCATGAGGATCACGTGATGTGTCAGAAGCATATAGTTTTACTTTATGATAGTCCACATAACCTTCATTTGTTATGAACTCATCGTAGATATAGCTTTCAATCTCATCATATGTCTCAACTGCTGTTTGTATTGTAGAAACTTCTTCAACTGTTCTTTCGACACGCACCGTGAATGTTGTTAAATCAGCATCACCAGAACCTGCTATGAATATATCTAGCACTGATCCGATACCTGGATTAATAGTCCAGAATATAATTTTATGATCGTTACCATTTTTTCTAAATTCGGTATGAGCATTGTCTATAATAGTACCGCTAGGATCTTTAATGATGATGTTATCTGCAGTTATTGATTGTGTACTAGAAAAGTTTGCTTCTCCATAAGCAAACTGTTTCCATCTAATATCACCGTCTAGGTTGTCGATGGTCCAACCATCTTGTACCATATCTGGGAATGTAAATGTATATACGCCACCGTTGTTTTGAATGAAGTATTCGGTTTGTACACCAACCATTGGAGCAACTGCGGTGTCTAATGTTTCACCTGTTGGTAGATGGTTTTCATCAATCCAAACAAAATTATTAGATGATTGTGCTTGATTGAAATACTGTGTACTAACTTTACCTTTGAAAGAGTTATCTGTTAGTTGTACTTCATTATATGTTGTTGTATAACTTTTGGCAGATGTACATGAATCGATTTCTTCACTTATTACTGCTGGATTTATAGAATAAACATATTCATTTGTAGTTTCTACAGCAGGATTCTCTCCGGTATCAATAACTGTTCCAACTATTTCAGAAGCATTGTCTAACTCATAAGAAACCGTGTAAGATGGCGAGTTACCTATAACTGTAGTACTGCTTGGTGACGTAGGTGTTACTGGATATTCAAGGCCCACAGGTGACACTAATACATGTCGTGTAGATGTTGGGTTATAACAATTCATATTTTCAACAAAGTCATTTGTCAATTCAGCGCCTGTATTTTTGTATACGCCGTCGAATGTTATAGTTCCATTATTATCTACAACATTTGTCACTGGTGCTGTACCGATATTAACTATCATATCTTCGCCGGTAGTTTGTGCTTGACCACCAGATGTTATAGTATTATAATAGTTAAAAAGTATAATGTCACGTTCTATTAGATTAGTTTCGTTGTCAACAATAAACTTGTTGTTACTATAGAAGAACTTAACTTGGTCTTCACTCTCAAATACAACTTTCTTACCTGTAAACTTAGCAACATACTCTGCTTCATTCTGTCTTGCGCCTGCTTTATATGTGAATGTTATAAAAACATCTTCACCATCAATTAATTCAGGTTCTGTAACATCATCATGTACATACCATGCCCATTTATTTGTATCTGGTTCTGGGATGTATTTAATTTTGAAAGAGTCAACTGATAAGTCTTCAATTTTTTCTTGTTTGATATTCTGAATTTCAATATCTTCAAAGCGTGTTCTGTAACCACGTACAACTTTAGATATACTACCAGACATTTCTGGGATAATATCATTAATAATAAATGTGTCAATACTATCACCAGTTTCTGAAACTGTAGTTCCATATATTGTTGTCCAAGTTTCTTCTAGTTCTTCAGTACCAACTGTAAGAATATGATCTCCAGGATACAATACAGTCTGAGATTCAGTATCAGTTGATATTACTTCGATAACTTTTTTATTTGTTGGACTTACGTTAAAGTTTAATTTAGGTGTTGTGATAACACTATCAACATTAAACATATAATTGTAAAAGTAAAGATTAATCAAACTAGGATGTTTGATAACTTCTGACATGACATTACGAATAAAGTCATCACTGTTACCGTTTGCTCTGTTGAACGGTAAGTTCATTGTAATGATATCATCATCAATATAAACTGATCCATCTGTACCAGTTACAGAAACATTTGAATGATGTCCTGTTGGATCATCCATTTCAAAGAAACGTGAATTACCTGCAAAACTTGTGTTAATTGCTTTTGCTTTTTCTACAACATTTGTACCAAGTGTTAGTGGGAAAATATTATAGTCTTGTGCGTTTACCATTCTGTCTTGTGAATAATAAGCACGTGGAGCAATACGTCTTACACTTTCAAAAGTTTCGCCGGCATAGTTTTCGGAGAAATCTCTTGTAGTTGTTAGCGTAACTGTAAGTGCATAATTTCTACCATCTGCTCCAATATACGGGATAGTAACACTTGCTTCGGGTACATCATTTCCGTTTACAGTAAAGTTTTCATTGTCTGTTTTACGATACCAAACACGATAGTTACCAAAAGGAGCATTACCAAAGATGCCGTCAGGCCAGTTGATTTGAATAGAGTTATCTATGTTAGTTGTGACACTAGCTAGATCACCATTTCCGTTTCTTAGAGAATTATAAATTGCTGTTTCTCTACTGTCATTATCTACAACAGATACACTAGAAACATAATTATTTTCATTATCTAATCTTTGAATCCAAACATCTGAGTTACTAATATTCGTATCGTTTAAAATCTGAACACGATTAGATAGTCTTTTTGTATAACTTAAATTTTCAAAAGCAAGTTCGCCTAGTTTTGTGAAGATAAAGAAACCTGTTCTATCAGAAGCTGGACCAAGATTGTCATCTCTATTAACAATTGTAAAGTTTTTAGTAGGAATAGGTTCTGCTTCTATTACGTTGTCTCCGTCAAATTCAGCACGTACGGATTCAAATCTTCTACTCGCACCTGCTACATTTGCTGAGAATGGGTAAGTAATACTCTTAGCTATTCTGTTTTCATTAATTTCGTATAGACTATTCTCTATACCAAACGCTGTCATATTCGCAATAGGGTCTTGAATTTTTGAATTCTTTGTGAAAGAAGCGTCTAAAATTGTAATAAAGTTTTCATACCAGTTAACGTCATTAGCATCATTCCAGTTAACAGTAGTATTAGCAAGAGAATTCCCTTCATTATCAGTAACATCTTGTGATGTAGTAACACTTGTGATTTTCATATAACCACGAGCATTGATAGGTCTTGTTTTAATATAGCCAAGATTTTTTGCTAGTCTTAGTACAGACTCACGGCGTTCTGCTAAATCTAAGAAGTTTTCACGGGTATTCATATCAAGTCTAAATGATAGTGAATGTCCTAAATACGCAACAATATCTAAGATAGCAATAAATTCTGAACTAGCAATGTAGTCATTATATTTGTCAGGATATGTTTCCTGTACATATAATAGTAATGCTTCTCTGATAGTATCAAAGTCATATGCTTTTAAACTAATGTTTGTAAATGCTGTATAAACAGCACTCCAACTCTCGCCCGCAAATAAATTGTCAACTCTTTCCTGACCCATATTATTCTCTTTCTAAATTAACTGTTAATTCAACTTTTTCACTTGTTGGAATGATTGAAACAAGTATTTGAATGTTTAATGTATGTTCTGATTCATCTATGATAATACTTTCTAAATTCACTCTAGGATCTTCATTTATAATTTCAGTCAAATCTTGTCTTATTATACCCTTAACATCTGGTGTTAATGGTTCAAAAATCATATCATGTACAATACTTCCATAAGTAGGCATCATCACACGTTCACCCTTACGAGTCATAATATGATTCATTAAGTCTTCGATCACCAAGTCTTTATCAAAAAGACGGTGGTTGATTGCCTTTTTATTTTTTGTACTAAATCCTGTGAATCTAATTGCCATAGTTTTCTCTCTATTTTTGATTAAGAGTATTTATCTGCATATAAACTACGAACTTTTTGAAAAAAGATATTGACAACAAAAGTTTTTTAGTATAGACTAAATATATCATCGTGAAGGAGATGAACATGCATCATAAACAACTTGAACTAGAATTTTTAGAAGAACTAGACTATTCAAACTATGAAGTAGATGTACAGTACGAATTTGACTATGACGATTACCCGTCAATATCATTGGAAGAATTCGAATCTAATCTAATAAACTTCGACAAGTATGGAGTTGAGGTTAGTAGTAATGTTCTTTGGGAACCTTTTGAGGATACATCATCTGAAAAGATCAAAATTCTTGAAAATGAAGTATTCACATTACAGGGTCAGCTACAAACAGCATATAAAAGAATAGCAGAACTTAACCAAGAACTAGATACTTTTAAAAGTATGGTAAAACCAAACTCAAGGACTTTTTAATGCCCAATCTTGTACCAATGGTCGTTGACCAAACTGCGAACGGTGAACGCAGTTATGATATCTTTTCCCGATTGTTAAAAGAACGTGTCATTTTTTTGACAGGCGAAGTTAATGATTACCAAGCAGATTTACTATGCGCACAAATGCTATTCTTAGAAAGTGAAAACCCAGATAAGGATATACATTTTTACATCAACTCTCCCGGTGGCGTAGTAACTGCGGGAATGGCGATCTATGACACTATGCAGTTTGTCAAACCAGATGTGTCAACTACTGTTATGGGGCAAGCATGTTCTATGGGATCGTTACTAGCACAAGCTGGTGCTGCTGGTAAAAGATATATTTTACCACACGCAAGACATATGATCCATCAACCGAGCGGTGGTGCAGGTGGTCAAGCGACTGACATGGAAATTCAAGTTAGAGAAATTCTGAAAATGAAACAAAGTTTAACTGAAATCTATGTCAAACATAACAGCACACATAAACAATACCAACAAATATTAGCTGATATGGAACGTGATAACTTTATGAGCGCACATGAAGCAGTAGCTTATGGACTAGCAGATAAGGTTATTGACGAAAGACCGACTGATTAAAATCCAGGAACATAACTCCACATTTTAGCAGTTTCAATCCTTAGGGCGGCAAGACGTTCATCCGTTTTGTCGCCTCTTTTTATGTTTGTTTGTATTTCATCTGTTATTTCAAACCACTTCTCTCTATTGATTAATTTTATAATATTGTGATTTTCTATTTTGTCAACCCCCTCGTAGTAGAAGTAATGTATCAAAGCATCGAATTGCGGTTGACCTAACGGTTGTGTTACGAACTTTTCAAGTACATTTCCAATAGCACGTAATTGTTTTTCTAATATAAATTTTGCGGCATCAATTGTTACTTTTTGTTCTGAAATGTCTACACGCTGTGAAGCAACTGTGATATATCCATACTTAAATTCAACATCAGGTATTTCATAATTGTAACCTATCATACCATTTCTTATTTCAAGTGAAGGTATAACATCGTTAACAATAGCATCTTTGCTCATGTTACTGAATACTAGTTCATTTGCTGGGAATGTTTTAACACGTGTATACGAAAGTGTATACGAAGGTTGTTCATTGATATCATAACCAGTACCTAGATATGTACCGTAAGGTGTTATAACATTCAACGGAAGCTGAATGTAATTTAACAATGATCCTTTTCGTTTATCATAAATCATATTACGCTGTCCTTATTTGTCTTAACCAACTTGGCGCTGTTGCTGAAGTATGTGATGATCCCCAAATTGCTGCTGGCGATGATGGAGCGATATCAACATGAATACCTACATTACCCATATAACCTGGACCTACACCAATACTTGTTGCTCCTGCACTGAAACATGCTTGGCAGAATTTTTTCATAATAGGCAAATCAGAGTTACTAGTACAACTTAGTTTTTTACCATTACTATAAATCCAAACATCAGCAGCAAAGCCATTATCATGTCTTATACTACCAGTTCTACGTCCACCTGGCGTGCCTTTTGGATCTTGTCCTCCAGAGAAAATATCAACATCGACACCTGCAGATTCTGCTGCTCTTTCTAGTATACTAAACAGTCTATTTTGAATTGGTTTGTTTCTTGTTTGATTGGAGAAACCACTGATATATTTAACAGAACCAGAACCGTTACCTGTTTGCTCTTCTATAGATGTATCAGTAGTAAGTTGCTCTGCTGGCGGTTCAGATTCATCATTTCTAATTTTACTTAGTGGATCTTCTTTTACTGGAGGGATGCTACCAGAGTTTACCGTCGAACCACCATCACTCGAACTACTGGTATTAGCAGGAGCAGGTTTCTTTCTAAGCATAGGTTCATGTGATACCATTGTAGATAATACAGATTCGTCTATTTTTGTTGTTTCTAAGTTTTGAATATCAGCATGTGATACAGTAGATATACCAGGAGATATTGCTGCTTTTGGACCATTCAAATGTAAGATACCACCTGTTGTGACATACATATTTGTTTTTACATTTGTATGATTTGCACCACCACTAGTGAAGAATTGTGTTCCACCGCTTTTTACATGAAACTGGTCATCAGCATTAATGTGATAATCATTGCCTGCTTTCATGTTAATATTATTTCCTGCTTCAATGTTTATATTTTGGTCAGCACGTAAGTTGAAATCTTTTTCTGCTCTCATAGATATAGAGCCTTGCCCATATACCATTACTTCACCTGCGGCGCCAATTTCAACCCAACCTGAACCAGTGGAATTAATCATATAAATCATATCGTTTGTACCATCTAAGATGACACTTGCGCCGCTGCCTGTTTGTATTCTAATCTGATTTGGATGTACAAAACCGTCATCACCTACACTACCGTCATCAATAGTAATAGCATTTGAACCAGGTGTTTTCCAACCATACACAGAGTTTGGTTTAGGTTCTTTATAACTTGCGTTACGAGTTGGACTCGCTGTAGTTTGACCTCTTATTGAATCAGCATATATACCTTGAGTAGCAGTGTTTATATTTCTTGGATGATTTTCTGCTTCTTCGTTTCTCTTTGTTTTTGTGTTCTTATTGTTAGAAGTATTCTTTTGATTTCTACCAGTAGTAACCTCGTCTTCTGGTTTTTCTTTTCCTTCTTTAACACGAAATAATCCGTCTTTTCCATCTAGCTTATCAGAAAGACCAATATCTTTTGAATCTGTACCTACATTACGTCTTGCCGCTCTGGAGTCAGAGTCCATCTTCTTATCTATTACAGTAGTATCTTTACCTTGTGCTTTAGATAATTCAATGTGGTTCGATTTAGCAGCAGGTTGATTTTTAAAACTTCCTTCACCCTGACCGGTACCGTCAGCTTTTGCTTTGCCAGCTGCACCACCAGCAGCAACGTCAGGTACTTCTTGCGCCACAGCAAAGTAATAACCTTCACTTAGTTCACCATCGTCAGCAAAGAATACCATAATAGTTACACCAGCATCGGGCGGCGTAGAAAAGAAACCATATGAACCGTTAGCATTAGCTCCAGCAAATGGCGAAGCATACTGAAAAAATAACGGGTTATCAGGATCACCTCCTAATTTAGGAATATAAGCTGCGACTCTACCACGTCCCTCGGGATCAGGCTTGCCACCAACAGTTATAGCATGATATATACCACTACTAACAGCATTAAGAGCCGGGTTCTCACCACGTTTTCTCTCTCTTTTTACACTTTTAGCAAAGTTGTTTGTATTTTCATTCTGTAAACTCATATCATTCAGCCTCTTCTATTGGTGTAAATACGTCAAGTGAGCCTATCTCTGTTCTCAATGGCCCACCTGCATTTTCAGGATCTAATTGTTTTCTTCTCGCTGTTGTTATGTTCGGAAATATATTTCCTATACGACTTATAAAATTGTTCATTACAGCTGGTGTTAGACCATGATTATCAGAAAATGAAGTTATTCCTAAATCTTCTGCTGTTAATACTTGTGTATTACCGTTTGCGTCTGTATATGGTATATCTGGAAATTCATCCCAAACTAGATACAATTCAGTAAACGTTTCTACATTTCCATCTCCAAAATCAAAAGTTTCCTGTACTTCTTTACGAGGTAAGTTTTCTATAGCTTTTCTTACATCAGCCCATATATCATTTGCAGCTCTTAGCTCTTTAGAAACTTCTTCACTAACTGTTATTATATCACCAGTTGCTGTTGTAATTGGTACTGTTATTGTACCGTCTCCATTGTCTATAGCAGGCGAAGGTAACGCACCAGGAGGTTTAGGTATAATAACAGGTTGATCTATCAATGAAGGTTTGACTTGCACTCTTGTTTCCGTTTCACCTGTTTCTGGATTAGTCAGAACTGTCACAGTATCTAAAACAAACGGAGAAGTGTTGTTTTCTTCGATTAGTTTTTCTTCTTCTAATCTTTCTTTTTCTTTAATTCTTTCTTTTTCTACTTCTGGGTCTAATTCAAATACATCTAGTTCTTCTGTTACAGTTTCTAACTCTTCAGTTAAAGTTTCAACTTTTTTTACATTGTCAGTGTTATCTGTTATACTATCTAACTCTGGCGTAGAGTTTGATTCGGTAAATCCTAAATCAGTTATTGGAATTCCTGCTGAACCTGCTGCAGTTGTCATAAGTTCGGTGTATATAGAACGCAATTCGGGATCATCGGGTAATCCATCAACACCTTCTCCAAATTCAGCAACCATTGAATTAAGAAGATATTGTGCATCTTCTGTGTTGATATTTGTTCCACCTAATGTACTAAGTAAGCCGCTAAGGTTACCAACAGTTGGATTTGACACCGCGGTATCTACCCCTTCCTGAAATGCTATAGAATCAAAACCATTACCATCACCACCACCGACGTTTGCATTGCCTCCAGCACCTTGTATGTTTCCATCTTCGTCAACAGCAAATATACCATTTCCACCTGTAACCCCATCAACTCCTATAGAAGTATCGCCAAATCCTCCGAAAGCATCCAACTCTTCTTCTATGTCTATTGCTTCCAGTCTAGGTATATCCTTAAAGAATCTAGGTACAGGTATTCTTATAGCATCAAATGTTTGTGTAAACATTCCACCACTAAATGAACTTATAGTAGAACGAACTAGATATATGAATATTTCTAATTCTTCTACCATAATGTTATCATGTTCATCGACCCCATCTGCTTTATTCACAACAAGAACAAAATAATTGTTACCATTTATATTAGTAAAAAATCCTTTATTATTATCATTTGTATTGTTTTGACCGAAATGCGTTCTCTGTTGTTCTTTAGTTAAATAATATTCCAACCAAAACGGATCGCCTTTAATAGTCATACTAAGTTGATGCATACTTGTATCACCATCTAAAGATTCATAAAACTTCTGTCTTGCTAGTTCCATTTCTTCTTGATCTGGAACTTTGAATACTCTGGGTTTCTTCTCCTCCATAAGTGATGGAATAATAGCACGTTTAAAGATTAAAGGGTTCAAAATCAAAGTATCAAGTAACGCACCAAAGGATTTACTATCCATCTTACTAGATATCAAATCATCACCTAACTCTTCTGCTAGTATAAATCCACCATTTGAAAACTGTGAAAGTGTAGCAGATTGTTTAGCTGCCTGTGCTTGGAGTGCATCACCTAACTGTATACCTAATTGTTCCTCAAAACGTCTTTTTATGTTTGAGTCTATTTTATTTTGATTTGCCTGCTCTGTATTTCTTTGATTATTAATTTCTTTAAGTTGTTTGTCTAACTGTTGTAATCTGTTAAAACCTTCATTGTTTTTTAATTCAGCAAATTCTTCTGGAAATTCTCTTTGTAGTGCTGCTAAAGATACAGAGTCTCCATTATCTAATGCTTCTTGTAAAGTTTGGAATCTCTTTTCAAATTCATCTCGTGCACCAGGTGGTGCATTGGCAACCGTAGAACGTTTTTGACTTGCCATAATTGACAATAACTTAGATTTTTCACCAGCAATTTCCTCTTGTAACTTTGCGGCTTCTCCGTCTTTTTGGTCTATTAATTTTTGTATGTCATTAGCTTGTTGCTGTAGTTCGTCCACCTTTTGCTGTTGTTTTTCACTTAACGCAATATGCAAATTAGAATTTGCTTTCAAAAAAGTAAACGCTGTAAATGAATCTTTGGGTGTATTATATGTTTTTATTAGTTGTCTATCTAATGAAACAGTCAAATCTAAAATCTGATCGTTCAAGCCAGTGTAGTGATAATAATAAACTTTTCTACATCTACCAGTGCCAAATATCTCATCTAGAGTTTTCCTAACTTCCTGCATTTTAGACAATTGGTTAGCAGCATTTTGGTCTATAAATTCACGTTTCATAATAATGTTATAGATTACAGTAGAACCTGTTTCACCTGTTATAACATTATACCCGCCGGGTTTAGGTATAACATCCGGTTCAATTCGTATAACATTATTAAATGTTTCAGATTCAACCAATATCTCTTTTTTAATTTCAGCAGATTGAATACATATGTCATGTAGAACGTCAATGACACTCAACCCAGGGGTTATATTACCAACTGTCTCACCGCTATTAATAGAGTTAGTTCTTTTTGAAACAGTATTATTACCTGCACTTGTATTAACATTTGTACTCGATATCATTGAACTTGATTTAAATCTGTCCATAGATGAATCAAATCTTACTTCATATTCAGTTAAAAATCTTAACTGTTCAGCGGTATATGATGTATTTTCTGGAGAACTAACAACATCATTCAAATCATCTATAAAACTATTGATAGTTTCTTCAAGTGTGTCTTTGATCGTAAATTCGAATGGATACTCTGTTATATTAACATTTGCCAAAGTTGCCATTTGTTGAATTATTGTACCTTCTAAGGTTATAATAGTTCCAGTTTCGTTAGTTGTAGTTGTGATATCTTTTAACTTGTTAAGTTTGAATGGTATAACTTTTGTAGTTGGTAATTGTGGGGCGTCAGTTGGATCATCTAAATTGTAACCATTAAAATTAATTTTCATATAATATGTAGCATCCGCAATAGATGCATAGCCCATAAGCATTACGATACCTATAAGTGTGTCATTTATACTAGTATTACCAACTTGTCTTAAGTCAAATGAAAGTGATACACCAGTACCTACCATTTTGTTTACATCACCTGACCCTGTTCCCATTGATCTTATTTGTAGATTATCTACTGTAAATTCTGTTGTTAACCCAGTTTTAGCAATAGTAACATAGTTAGAATTCTCTGCTGGCCACTGATTATTAATTATTTGTTCGAATGATACTGATTTAAAATTTAAAAAACTTTCTGACTCACCAACTGGAACTACAAGAAATTCTAAATCATAACTATAGTTTTCATAAAAATCTAACTCATTTTCCCAAAATTGGTCTTCATCTTCTAACCAATTCAAAACTGATGTCATATTTTCAAATGTAGTAGAATTAAATGTTGATACGTTATCTGTAGATCCTCTACGACCACCTCTTGATGTAGGTCCAGCGGTACTTGTTTGGATATCAGATCCTCTACGACCACCTCTTGATGTAGGTCCAGCGGTACTTGTTTGACTATCAGTACCCACTCCTTCTGGAAGTTCAGGTGCGATTTCCGATAATATATCAGGGTTACCTAATCCAGGTAATGTGTTATTTCCTAATTTAGAGGTTGGTGTGCTAACTTCACCATTTGCCATCTTTATACCATTTGAAACATGAGGTTTAAAATAGTTTACAGCACTATTACCGCCCTCCATTCTAATCATAGCATTGATTACACGCTCTGTTGTTTTTGGATTGTTACGTAAATCTATAGGCTGATCTGGATTAATACCAGTTTCTTTAGAAACAATACTAATGTAAGTTGCTGTACTGTTTTCATTAGGTGGCGCCCAACGACCAATAATATCTCGTAATGTTCTTTTGCCATGCTTCTCTTGGTAAGTATAAAGAGTTTTTGTCATAGCACGAACACCGTGTTCAGGTGTAGCAAAGGTGACGAAAGAGCCGTCGTCGCCGACTTTTCCTTCCCATGCTGTTGAATTAGTCCTTATATTACCAGGATTATTATTACGTTGTGACCTTACCGCCATTCTTTATCCCATTCGCTCAATATTCTTCTTTTGTGGAACTCTTATCATTGTACCAGCCTTAAAATCATTTATAGGATCTTGTATCGTATCTGGATTTCTTGCTGAAAAAATCCACCAATATTTCGATGTACCATATTTTTCATAGCTGAACAAATCAGGCCTACCATCATATTGCTGAGGTATAAGAATTTCTTCATCTAGTGGATCTTTTTTAATATATCTTCTTTTTTGAATATCTAAAATTCTATCATATAGAATAGTAGTATTACTCCATGGAGAATGTTTCTTATACATAACCTCTTCCTTTCAGTTGCCCACTAAGATAAGCATCTAGTGTGAAGTTTTCTCTTACATTTTTAGGAGAATATGTAGTTTGTAATGTCATAACAAATGTACTACTTACTGGAAGTCTGACAGGTTCTCCATTATCTAAATTATCTACATCAATATAAGACATATCAGAATCTAAGTTATATGTAAAATCTGTTATAATAACAGGAACATTTACATACACGCCATGACCAGTAAAACGTAATACAGGTGGTGGGAGACCTCTTTCTTTATCATTTAATCCAAATCTCATTTTCATGGAGCCTCTAAAAAAGTTCAATGCTTTTATGATATGTCTACCTTGCTCTTCGTTTTCAATTATGATTGGAGCAGCAATAGAAAAACTAGCATTAGCAGCACTTTCAAAAAATGCTTGTTGATAATTTGAATGTGTTGTGGCTGCCACGTTATAGTTTGTATTGATTATACTACTAATAGTAGGCGTATAAGGAAAGTAAAAGGTATTTTCTTTCAAACCCGCCTCTTTCAATCTATTACTTGGGTCCTTTATAAAAACTGGTTGTTCTTCTATATATGGATTGTAAGCCATACTGGTTCTCCTAAATCTTAGCAGTATTTATCTGCGTATAATGTACGAACTTAACGCTTGACAACTGCTTTCTCTGGTTGTATAATTAATGTAATATTAGGAGTATACCATGGCTAGACGAGGTCAAAATTATTTAAACAACAAAGATATGTTAAAACAAATCCACATATCTAAGTCAAACTTTTGTTGGTTTGAAGACAGAGATTTGTATCATAAATTTGATATTATTATTGATAATATATCAGGCGAATTAAACATAAAAGAAGAAATTAACGGTCTAATGGATATGGCAAGACAAAATCGTGCTGACCGTTTACAGAAAGAAGCATGGGATCTAAACACAGACAAAAAGAAAAAACAAGCAGATTTTTCTGTGGATCCAACTTCATTCAATGAAGAAGAAATTGTATTTCGAGTAATGACTTATGAACACATTCCAGATGAACCCGGACGTAAACAAAACCCAAAGACAGTAGCAGATCATAAAGTGAAACTAAACTTCCCACCTTATAAGCATTACATTCTTAGAAATGATGAGGTCACTGAAGTTGGTATTTCACATTTTAACAAAAATAAAGAGTTTGATTTAGAGTCTGGTCGTATCACGGCAACACTAGCAAACATGTATATCAAGTTAGTTGAGCGTTATTCGCAACGTGCTAACTGGCGTGGTTATACATACATTGACGAAATGCGTGGACAAGCTCTACTACAGTTGACACAGATTGGTCTACAGTTTAATGAAGCGAAATCAGATAACCCGTTTGCTTATTACACTGCCGCAGTGAACAACTCATTCACCCGTGTTCTTAATATTGAAAAGAAAAATCAAGGTATTCGTGATGACTTGTTAGAGAAGTCAGGACAAGCACCAAGTTGGACAAGGCAACTTGAACACGAAATGAAATCACAAGAACGTTGGAAAAAAGTTACCAGTACTAAGATTACAGACGAACAAATCCCTACTGAAACTATTAAAGAGATTTACGCAGACGATGACTAAACTATTCGACAAATTAGCATTCTTTACAGACATTCACTATGGTATGCGAAATAATGCAAGACAGCATAATGAAGACTGTGACGCATTTGTAGACTGGTTCATTGAACAAGCACACGCTAAAGGATGTGAGACTTGTATCTTTGGTGGAGACTGGCACCACAATCGTGCTAGTCTTAATATCTCTACTATGAAGTGGAGTATTCAAGGATTAAGAAAGCTAAGTGAAGCATTTGACAATGTTTATATGATTTTAGGTAACCACGATTTGTTTTATCGGGAAAGCCGTGATATAAACTCTGTTGAATTTGTAGAAGAATTAGAAAATGTTCATCTAATCAGAGATACACATGTAGAAGGTGACGTTGCGCTAGTTAGTTGGTTAGTTGGAGATGAATGGAAAAAAGTACCGAAAGTAAAATCAAAATATATGTTTGGTCACTTTGAACTTCCGTACTTTATGTTGAATGCTATGGTTGAAATGCCAGATCACGGCGGACTAAAATCTGAAATGTTTCAGAACCAAGATTATGTTTTCACGGGTCACTTTCATAAGCGACAAGTAAAAGGTAATGTTATCTATACCGGTAATGCATTCCCGCATAATTTTTCTGATGCGTGGGATGATGAACGTGGGTGGATGTACTTAGAATGGGATAAAGAGCCAGAGTTTTTTGCTTGGTCAGATGCTCCTAAATATAAGACTATCAAACTATCTCAACTCTTAGATAGCCCAGATAAGTATTTGTTACCCAAATCATCCATACGTATCTCTTTAGATATCGATATTTCATATGAAGAAGCAAACTTCATCAAAGATACATTTGTAGAAACCTATGACTTAAGAGATATCACACTTGTACCTATCAAGTTATCAGAACACACTGAAGATGTAGGTGCTGAGATACATTTTGAAACAATAGACCAAATTGTTGTTTCGCAGCTATCTGCACTTGATGGTAGTTACAATACAAATACTCTTATAGAGATATATAACGGACTATAACATGGAAAACAAACGTGTACTAATAACAGGAAATAGAGACTATGGACTTTGTAAAGCGATATGCGATCTTTTTGATACTGTGGGTGGTATTGATTATAGTGCTTGTAGTAGGAGCACTGGCTGGCAGCTAGACAAATCTGACGAACAGGATAGACTAGCACAAAAATTTATTGACGATGATTTCAATGTATTCATCAATAATGCAGCACTTTGGAAGTACCAACAAACTCTTATCTTAGAAACGTTTTATACAAAGTTACTAGAAGAAAAACGAACGGCGCACATTATAAGTATGGGTTCGACAGCAGATACTGGTGTTAAGGGTAGAACATGGCGATACCCAACTGAAAAGAAATCACTAAAGGTATACAACAGAGACTTAACTTATATGACTATCGGCGGTTCAAATGTCAAAACAACACTTTTATCTCCGGGTAGCTTAACAACACCAAGTGTAGTTAAGAAGCATCCGGATAGAAAACTAATAGATGTTGAATACATAGCTGAAGTTATTTTATGGTTGATTCAACAACCAGATTATGTTAATATCAATGAGATTAGTTTAGATCCAATTCAATCTGGACATTTCGCAAGATAAAGGTGAACATTTGTTAAAAATTAAGAATATTACTATACGTAATTTTATGAGCGTAGGTAATGTAACACAGGCTATTGACTTACAACGTGATAATCTAACTCTTGTTCTAGGTAATAACTTAGATTTGGGAGGTGATGGATCACGTAATGGTACAGGTAAGACAACACTTATCAATGCTTTATCGTATGGATTGTACGGTAACGCACTAACAAACATCAAAAAAGATAATCTAATTAACAAAACTAATAGTAAAGGTATGTTAGTAACTGTTGATTTTGAATATAATGGAAGTGAATTTAGAATTGAACGTGGTCGTAGACCTAACGTTTTTAGATTAATACGTGATGGAGTAGATGTAAATGAATCACAAGATGAAGCACAAGGTGAAATGCGTCAAACACAGGTGGAAGTTGACTCTATTATTGGTATTTCACATGGTATGTTTAAACATATTGTTGCGCTGAATACGTATACAGAACCTTTCTTGTCAATGAGAGCTGGTGATCAACGTGAAATTATTGAAGAATTATTAGGTATTACTGAGTTATCTCGCAAAGCAGATAAACTAAAAGACGATATCAAAGACACGAAAGAACAAATGAAAGAAGAAGAATATCGATTAAAATCTATCGAAGAGGCTAATCAACGTATTCTTAAATCTATCAAGGATATTGAACGTAGACAACGTATCTGGTCAGAGAAACATGAAAAAGAATTATCAGATTTAGAGTCTGGTTTAGATTCTTTATCTCACATTGATATTGATACTGAAATAAAAAATCAATCATTGTTATCAGAATACAACGAAAAGAAAACACGTTTAGACGAAGCAGTAAAATGGATTAACAGTATTGATACTGAGAATATCAAACAACACAAAGTAATAGAAAAACTAGATGCTGAAATTTTAATGCTGAAAGAACACAAGTGTTATGCTTGTGGTCAGGAAATGCATGACAGTAAACAAGAAAGTATACTTGCTTCTAAAGAAGAACAAAAACTAGAAGCAGCTAAAACACTGGAAGAAAATAATGTAAGATATAAAGAGTATACTAGTGTAATAGATGATATCGGTGATTTAGGAGATAAACCTGAAGTATTCTACAATTCTTTACAAGATGCGTATGAACATCAAAATTCTGTAAGAATGTTACAAGAACAAATCGATAGTAAAAGAAAAACAGAAGACCCTTATTCAGAACAAATCAAAGATATGCGTGACAGTTCACTAGAAGAACTAGACTACACAACTATGAATAGTCTATCGTCTTATAAAGACCATCAGGAGTTCTTACTAAAGTTACTTACAAATAAAGATAGTTTCATACGTAAGAAAATTATCGATCAAAACTTATCTTATTTGAACAACCGTTTAGATTTCTACTTAGAAAAGTTAGGTCTACCACACGAAGTCAAATTCCAATCTGATTTGTCAGTTGAAATTACCGAACTTGGACGTGACTTAGACTTTGATAACTTATCACGTGGAGAACGTAACAGACTTATTCTTGGACTTTCATGGGCATTCCGTGATATTTTTGAATCACTTTATTCGACAATCAATGTTATGTTTGTTGACGAACTTATTGACAGCGGTATGGATTCAAATGGAGTTGAAGCATCACTAGCAGTTCTTAAGAAGATGGTACGTGATAGAGGACGTTCACTGTTCTTGGTATCACACCGTGAAGAACTTCAAGGTCGAGTAAGTGATGTGCTAAATGTTATAAAAGAAAACGGCTTTACTACTTTCACACAAGAAGAAGAAATGGTAGAACCTGGTGTAGAACTGGAAACTGTAATATGACAAAAGAAATTTATACATTAAAAAAATGGAAAACTAAGTGGTGGGACGCAGAAGAAGCGTACATTGAATGGTGTTCTGATTTTGATAGAGCAGATGAAAATGACGAAGTAAAAGAACTTATGGAAGACTTCATAGCAGATAAAGCGTTTATAGAAACATGCAGTTTAGATAAAAATGATAATCTTGTTGTTATCCGTGAATGGAACGATGACAGTGATTATATGAGATATGATATGTTATCAGAGTTTCCAATGATGACCATTAAAGATGAACTAGAAACACTAGGTTGGGAAATAGAAAAAGAAAAAGACGATTAGTACTTGACATTATTAACGAATCGTACTATATATAAGATATCAGAAACATTAAGGAAAGTAAAATGTCAGAAGAACCATTTAAAGTATATAAAGCACACAAGATGCTAGACTGGATTGAGGGTCATGTCACGGAATGGGCATATGGTTTGATCCAAGAACATTTTGGTGTAGAAAGCCCAAGCGAACTTAGCCGGGAACAACTAGACGAAGTTATCTCAGAGTGGGAAGAAATGTGCGATTATGACGGCATGCTTGCTCTAGGTTTCCGTAATGCTATTGGTGAATGGGAAAACGAAAATGATGAATATTTAATTTAAAAAAGTGTTGACAAGCGAATCATAATATGCTATAGTAATATTATATAAGGAAGTTAGTGTCTCCTCTCACCTCTCTCATCACTACTAGCTTCTTTATAGTTTCAACACAGAGCATGAAACTAACCCGGTGCAGTCATGCATCGGGTTTTTCTTTTAAATGGAGTTTAATAATGAGCATTACACGGGCACAATCACCAAAGTTAGAAAAAGAACGTGAGGAAGCAGAT